CACTGTTGGTGCCCGTCACGTAGGTGGCTCCGTTAGCTGCGCCAGTATCAGCAACGGCAGAGCCGGCAGAGGTGATGGCGGTGGCAGTCAGGTAGCGGTTGGCAGTAGCCGAGTCACCCAACGTCAGGGTGGACGAGGCAGTACCAGCCGACCAGTACAGCTTGGTCAGGTGCGGAATGATACGAGCGCCCTTGGGCAGGTTCGGAATCCACACCAGCACATCAGCAATCTGCGGCATACCAGTCGCGGGAGCAGTGTACTTGAGCGTAGCCATCCGAACCTTGCCGCCGAGGTCGTACGACTCCAGTCGGTTGCCGGAGGTCTGTGCTCCCGGGTTCAGGCCGTCATTGACGTATACAGTAGCCATGGTTCAGTCCTCCTTAGGACTCAATGCAGTCGATACGGATAACGCCGGCATCTTCTGCGCGACCGGCACCAACGGAAGCCTTGGCCAGAATCTGCCAAGCATCCTTGTGAGCCAGGTAGTCAACGGAAGCGGAGGTATCCAGCCCAATGCCATAGTTGATGGCTCGCGGAGCATACGCGAAAGCGTAGCGACTCGCGCCAACCTTCGGCAGCAGAGAGTCAGCAACACGAATGATCTTGAAGCCCATGTAGGTGTTAAGCGAACCAGTCACCAGCGCCTTGACGCTGTTGTAGTCCACATCACGGACAGTCGAGTCATTCAGCAGGTTCTGAATCTGCTGGTTACCAATCACCAGAACATACGACGGGTTGTTGCTCAGGCCGTAGGGGTCGTTCTGGTTCTGGTTCTGGCCAGTGCGACGGAAGAAGTCGCTGTCATCCATTTCAGAAGAGTCGAGCAGACCCTTAGCCTGGATGATCTTGGCCAGCGTCAGGCCGGTAGCGCTCGGCACGATGATACTGGACGCCGGCAGGTTGGACGTACCGGAGGCAGTGCGAACCGGGTTCAGCGCTGCATCAATGATGGCCTTGTCCTTCTGGCGGTTCACAGCAGCAATAAGCTGGCGGCTGTAAGCGTTCATCGGGTCGGCCAGCAGCTTCAGCTTGTCCATGCTGTCAACAAGCTCGGCCTTGTCGATGTTACGCATGTCAGCGTAACGACGGACGTGTGCCATGTTGGCATAGGTCAAGTCAGAATGACGTGCGCGGTTCACGTCGGCTTCGGTAGTGCCGAGGGTTTCAATGGTGAAAGATTCACCGACGATTGTACCGGGGCGGCGGTTCACCAGCATTTCGAGACGGGAAACCGTCTGCGAAGCGAGCAGGTGGAAGTCCTCCGCAAACTTGGTAACAAACGCCTGATCTACAGAGTAGCTCATGGTCATGCTCCAAAACGTTTAAGAAAAATGGCCCTTTCTCAAACTGCTTCGGAGTTGTCGCCGCATTCGCGGAGGCTCTTAGTCAGTTGCCAAGGCGCTGGCGGGTCAGTTCCAGCACCTTGTCTTGCAGGATGCGATAACGCGGCGAATGCGGGTTGGTGTAATCAGGGTCTGCCCTCAACTGTGCAAGACTCTCATTCACTGCCTGGCCATGCGCCGGACTCGAATCCTCGCGGAGTTCTGCACCAATCTTGGCAAGCAGCCGGAGGGCTGCTGGATTATTGCCGATTTCTGCAATCTCCGCTTCGCTACCATAGCGCGAGAATGCTCGCTTTGCAAGCTCCAGATTCTTGTCGTAGTCGCCCTTCCATGATTCCTTCAAGGCGGCTTCGGTTTTCTCCATGGTTGGCTCGTACTTGGCATGAAGCTCCCCGGCCAGCTCGTACAGGTCGGCGGTGTATTCCTCAAACTGCTTCTGATTAAGACCAAGCTCATGGGCGCGGGCCTTGTGCTGCTCGATCTCTGACTTCATGGAATCGGTAAGCTCTACGCCTTCCGGTGCTTTGAACTCATACTTGTCAGGAGCCTCTGGAGGCGCATCGCCTGCCCTCATCTTTGTTTCGAGATGGCGGTAAGACTTCACCAGATTGGCGTGATCTACTTCACCATCCTTGATGAACTTGGCCGGCACTTCATCGCGCCAGTCGCCATAGGTGGATGGGGTTGGTGTTGCTTCGGTTCCTGCAAGCAGGTTGTCTGGCGGTGTCGCGGCCTCGGCTACTGCCGGGGTTGTCTCGACTGGCTCAGTCATTGATAGACTCCATGGTCTGTTGGGAAGCTAGGATAGCGATGATGTAGCCGACAACCTTGCGGCGTCCAGCATTGAATGCGGTTTGTGTCACCCCATCCTGGCCGGGTACGAATACCTCACAGTCATAGAACAGGGATGACAAATCCTCCAAGATGCGAGCGCCATCCGGGTTATGGATGAACACTCGCTTGTACAGGTCAATCCGCTCGTGTGGCGTCATTGTCTCATCATCGCAGGGGCAGCCTTCTCAACGATGGCCGCCTGTTCTTGTTGTGCTTGCGCCTGTTGCATGGCCTCTTGGCGCTGCTGGCGTATCTGCTTGACCTTCTCAGGCGAGAGGATGAACTTCTGAGGAACGCCAAGGTTCCATGACTTCTCCCTCTGTGCGCCGTCCCAATCGTAAACGTCCATCAACTCCGGCTTAACCTGGCTCAGTGCAGCCAATCCGGCCTCAAACCTGTCCATTGCTTGCACCTCACCCACCCGCTGAGAGCGTGCTAACGGGGAAACGTAGCGGATGGTGAGGGTTGCGTCCTGCAATTCCTCGGGCGGAGGAGGCAGCAATCCTGCCCGCGATAGCAGGCCAAAGCAACGAGTGATAAGCGGGGTTAGGAAGTCAGCCTGCAACCTGCCGAACATCGGAGCAATCTGATTACGCAGTAGCTCCATGCGTACTGATACTTCAGTTGCGGTCATCCCCGGCTGTTGCGGGACAGCCAGGCGATCAGCCTTGAGCGTGCGACGGACTTGAGCGCGGAGGGTTTCAATCTCAGCCATCGCCACATTAGGATTGCCAGGAGCATCCAAGCGGCCGAAGTTGCTCTTGTCGGCTAGCATAACCACCTTGCGCGGGCCAATCTGCACGGTAGCTGGGTTCATCACTCCATCATGGACAGCGTACCACATGCCCCCAATTTGCATCTCTGCGGCCTGCAACTGCTGGCGCACAACGTCATTCAGGGTCTTGATATCGCCCAATGCGTCATAGACTGACCCAACGCTGTACTGGCTGTTTGGGATGATCTTGTGCCCACGCAGGATAATGACGGGCATTTCGTCATAGCCCATATCCCGCACGACGTGGCGGGCAGCTTTCTCAATAACGATGGACTGTACTGGCTTGTTACTGGACGGGCCGCCGTATACACCGCCTACCCGTGGCTGTATGGCATGGCACACGTCGATCATCTTGCCAGGCGTCTCTTGGGCAATCTTGCGCGTATCAGCCGACACGCCATCAGGGTAGCGCCTGACCAACTGCTCGGCTGTCATCTTAAACTCGCGGTACACCGTGTCGATGGTGTCACCGAACCTGGATGATGCGAAGTACAGCCCGCCAAGGTGCCAGTGCTCAAAGTAAAGTTGCTGCTTCTCCTCGTCAAAGTCGATGAAGGCAGCGGTCTGGCCCACTACATCAGATGAGTAGAACAAGGACGGAGAGACGGCATCGAAGTTAGACGCATGTATTTCTCGCCACATCTGGTCGGCAGTATCGTCTAGCCAAGCGTGGCGGAATTCAGGCTCACCCTGAACGTCCATGTCGAACCAGCGCATATTAGCAGGAACCAGCCCCGACACCTTGGCATTTGCCAAGTCCCAAAGTGCATCTGCTGCCGTATTGTCGTAGATGCGGAACTTGTCGGCATTGGATTGGCTAAGGTTAGACGCCCCGTCTAGGATGGTTCCCTGCTGCAACCCAGCCGTCTGCAATGGGTCAACGTAACGAGCGCAATCCCGCCACGTATTCTGGTACGGGAGAGATTCAGCCTTGAGGGATTCCAGACGTTTCAGGTAGGCGTCTACCATGACTTACCCCAACAGAGTAGCAGGCGCGGCCTGAGACGATGACAGAAGTGACGCTGTTTGCTGCTTGGTTCGCGGAGCAACTTGACCGACCATCCCGGCTAGCCGACTTGCCTGCCGTTCACGAACCGAACGCTTACCGCCTCTTGCGGCGGCAATGTCTCTGCCAATATCCTCGACAAGTCCAGGAATTGGGTATGCCCCGAAGCTCTCGGTCATCAGCTTCTTGATCTGTTCGAGGGAGCCTACATCCTCAATCTGCCCAGACCTGTACGAATCATTCAGGTAGTCTCGGTATGCCAGATTTACTTCAAGCGTATTCTTGCCACGAGCAAACTCATCAAAGGTCATGATCTTAAGACCTTTTGATTTTGCTTTTGATTCTGCGATGGCGGGAGCCGTGATATTGGCGCTGGCGGTTTTGGTTTCGGCAAAATCGCCGTCAAGCGCGCTCTGTAGTAATGACTTTCCCATTACTGCTGCTCCCAACCTGACTCAGTAAGCACCCACTTCGGGGCCTTTGGAATATCCTGCTTGATTTCGCGCAATACAATAGGCTCGTTAAGCTCGGAATCGTCAGCCGACTGAATGAACTCACCGCCTGGCACCTTACGCGCGCGCGGTTTATACACTTTTTCGGTCTGGCTTTCCATTGGGTTGCCCTCTGTTGTATGGGGCGATGATAGCATGGCGCTGCTTGAATAAAAAACCCCTGTGGCAGGTGAATCCCGCCGCAGGGCCGATGTTCACCTGGTGGGAGTTGTTGTGGTGGCCGGGAGGCGTGTATCCCCGGCTTGAGTGCATTACGACCCGTGCATGCTTTTCACTTCGCCCGTGCACTGACTGGTTACTAAT